TTATTTCGGTCAGCTTTTCTGCGCCTTTGGGACACTTGGGATACTTCACCGGTGTTCTTTACATCATGTGTGCGCGCGTGTGTGCGCGCACACATAAGAGATAGACTCACACATAAGTCTCCCAAGTGTCCCAAACCCTATCAAACCCTTGGGTTCTATATTTCTTTAACCCTCCCAATAGTCTCCCATCAACTCTCCCATATCAGAAAGGATGTCCAATCATGTCTATATCTACCATTTCCAGCTCTATTGAGGATCAAGGCTCGGCAGAGTTGGTCGCATCGATCCTTGAGGATGCCGCAGTTCGCCTCCGCATGCTGCTCACTGCTGAACAAGCTGCCAGTGTATTTCTTGAGGCTGGCGTTTTCGGTGTGTTGTCAAACGCGGGGTATGAAGCCCTTGTGGCGAAGGTATCCCAATCAGCGAATTCATACTTCGAATGCCGCTATCGACTTCAACCGGCGGGTTGAGGGGCGTTTTCAAGCGCCTTTGGGTCCTCCTGGCGCACCTTACGTATACGGGGACCTGTGGCGCAGCTCGTGCGAGTTTCCCATACTTTTCAGACACTTATTGTTTTTGTTTAGTTTTCGGTTGCTGTCATGATCGGGGGTCTGCTGCAGCTATCGCGCCGCACTGGGATGCCATGTCCAAAAGGAATACGCCGACTAATTCGACAAAATCCTGACTTCCCCGTGCTCGAAACCGGCAAGCGGGGACGCGCATACCAGTTCGACTTGAATGCGGCGGTAGCATTCATTGAACAGTTGCAAGCTCAATCTGGCATGAGCGCCGCCCGATGGGAAGCCGCGATGACTTCTCTGGGATTGGATTTGGATACCACGATTGTGACCGATGGCGTCGGCAATACCGACACAACCGATGGCGTCGGTAATACTTACGTCACCCCGTTCATAATCGACCAACGCGACCCTTTCACCAGAGAACCTCCCTAGCAATCACCGTCGCCCTTTGAGGGGCGCTACACGGCTCGCAATGATGCGCGCCTATCGTTTTGCAAGAATGAAAGATTAGAACAATGCCAAATTCAGATGAAAATGGGCGTCCATTGATCGGGGGTTCCGATCTAAACCGAAGATTTGTTGCAGTGGCAGTTGAAGTCGCTGCGGATGGTATGCTACAAGCGACGCTATCGAGTGAGACGCCGGTGGTGCGTCCTTACGGTAATGAGATATTGGATCACGCGCCGGAAGCGGTGAACCTTGAACGTGCGGCGATGGGCTTGCCGCTTCTCATCGATCATGATCTAGAGCGCCAGCTCGGACGGGTCGAAAACATCCGGCTTAAAGGCCGGAAAATTGTCGGAGACATCCGCCTCTCGGAAAGAGCGGATCTTGCGGGCATCGTGGCCGATGTTCGCGAAGGTATCCGGCCTGACATTTCCATAGGATATATTATCGATGAAGCGGTGGACGTGCCTGGGAGCACTGACTGGCGCATCACGAAATGGACTCTTTACGAAGTCTCGTCAGTTGCGCTGCCTGCGGACCACACGGTCGGTATCGGTCGCAGCTTTTCACAATCATCACGAAAGGTTTTAACAATGCCACATAGCAATCAACAATCTCAAAACGCCGATCCCGTTGCATCCGAACGTCAACGTATTGGTAACATCACTGGCATGGCAACACGCCTCAACATTTCCCAAGATTTGGCCACCCGCGCAATTGATGGCGGATGGACGTTCGACAGGTTTATCAACGAATACCAGAATAATGCGCCGCCGTCGCAAGCGTTCCGGACTGCGGAAAGTGCGCCAAGTGATAACCAGTTCGATCTATTACGCTCTGGCTTTATGCTCACACGGGCGATCGCAGACACAATCGAGCATGGTCGGCTCTCGGGCGTTGAAGCCGAAGTTAGCCAAGAATTGATCCGCCGGAACGGGGGCGTTGCTCCAAAGGGCTTCATGGTTCCGACAAGCGCGTTAATGACTCGTGTCCAAACTGTAGGAACGGCCACCAGCGCCGGAAATCTGGTTGGGCAGGACTTCATGGCGGATCAGTTCATCTCGCCCCTGCGAATGAAGACTGCGGTAATGATGGCAGGTGCCACGGTTTTGACGGACTTGATTGGTAATGCAGTTCTACCGCGACAGGACAATATGACGGCGGGCCAATGGGTTGCGGAAGATACGGCGGCAAGCGAAACCAATCTCTTATTTACGCAGGTCACTCTGTCTCCTAAAACCGTCACAGGCAACATCTCATGGTCTCGCCAAGCTGCCTTGCAGGCTTTGCCATCGATGGAACAGATTGTTCGAGATGATCTGGCTGCGCAGCTGGGGGTAGCGCTTGACCGAGGCGCGCTGCACGGCCTTGGGTCATCGAATGAACCGCGTGGGGTGTTTAACACATCGGGGATCGGGTCAGTCGCATTGGGAACGAACGGCGCGGCTCCAACATATGCCTCCTCTCTTGATTTGGAGTCCGCAATCTCGACTTCAAATGCCGACAGTGGCAATATGGCCTACATCACAAACACCAAGGTTCGACGTGCGCTCAAATCGGCCCAGCGCTTCACTTCAACCGACACACCCGTCTGGATGCCCGGCGGGACAAACATGGACCGGGGGGCTGGTATCGTAAATGGCTATCCGGCTTATGCCAGCAACAATGTTCGCGATAACTTTACCAAGGGAACGGGAACTGGATTGTCGGGCATTATTTTCGGCAACTGGTCTGAATTGATTATCGGTCTATGGGGTGGCCTCGATTTAGTTGTCGATCCTTACACCAATTCCAATATAGGCCGAGTCCGAATCAGCGCGTTTCTTTCGGCAGACATAAGCGTGAAACGTCCATCCAGCTTTGCTGCGATTGTAGACGCTGTTGCGCCATAAATGAGATTCTAGCGGCACTTCGTCCTCTTCTGCCGCTGGGGAGGTCGCGCAAGTCTGATTAACTTGGCGCGATCAAATTGAACCCGTCCGCGCCTAGCCAGCGCGGGCGGGTTTTTCTTTGATCAATAGCTTGGGGAAAATCAGCGGTTAGCCAAAAAGGTCCGGATTATGGAGCGGATGACTGCTGGCCGCGTAACTTCGCCCTGCTGCTGGGTAGCAATATAAGCATCAAGGGCTTCAAGCTCTGCAGGCGGAAAGCGGACATTGATCGGCTTCGCTCCAACTGCTGGCCGACCCCTTCCTTTTTTTTGGGCGCTAGATATTGACATCATGTTTTTCTGATGCCAGAAAGTGCGAGCCGATGCAAGGCTGTAACCCTGTATCGGCTCTAACTTATCGACAAGGATACTACCCATGTCTCAAGCTTGTAACATCATAGCCCTGCCCGTGGCGCGTTCAAAGCAGTATATTGCGCCGGAACAACCGGCGACCATAACCAACATTTCGGATTTTCTAAAGCAGCCGCCAGTAACGACCTTGCAAGGTGCCAAGCAACGCCTTTGTCAGCAGTTACCGCCAAAACCCGATTTTTCCGGCATGGGTGAATGGCAAACGGTGGCCGCCGTGATCGAGTGGGAGCGCAAGCGCTTGCATGTCTATGAAACGGTTATGTTCGGATAATCGCGCTGGCCAATCATCATTTCGTGATTTTTGTGAGGCATCTCGCCTCGTTCTATGGAGGGTCAAATAATGTCCGATAGTGCTAACCAACCTGTCATCTCCCAATGCAAGACTTTGGAGGAAGCTCGGAAAAAAATCCTGAAAGAACTGCCTCCCAAACCCGATTTTGCCAATTTAGGCACGTTTGGAGTGGCAGAGTTTCAGGCAATGGAAGCGGCCATGAACTGGCTGCTCGATGCCAATTTTGTCTACAAATCCGCCGTTTTTGGATTGCCTCCCGAGGTGTCGGAAATTTGAACCTCACATTGATGAACTTTTTTTTGTTGACGTATTGTTTTCGCAATAGTAGCTGTCTTTAATACAACAAGAAAGGTTGGACATGACCGACATTGAATTCGAGCAGCCCCGCTATCCAATAACTGCGTACGATCAGCTACGCTATCCGCTAAGCATAGCAGCCCGAGCGACTGGTTGGGACCTTGCTACACTTCGAAGTTATTTCGACCTCAAAAAGTTTGAATGGCGGGATGGAGACGTTATGGCGGCTAATTCAGGCGCACCCGGTCTTCTATCAATTCGAAGTGTCATACGACTTGGCATCGCGTTCGAATTTTGGAAGATCGGTGTATCGCCAGCAGGCGCTTTTAATGGCGCGCTGAAATTTACCGACTTTTCATCCCCGAATAGTGGTTTAGGCGTCCTACCAGAGCGGCGTCCATGTCATTTGTTTCCAGATCCATATAATACCTATTTGGTCTTGAAGCCGACAAACCCACCCGCTCCGTCGGCTAAAAAAGGACGGGAGAGATTTTACCTCGCAGAGGTCGCAGCGGTAAAAAATGGTGATCAAATTGACGTCGAGGCCATCATGTATGATCTTTTCAATGGGGAGCCTGGCGCTGTTGCCATTGTCGATGTGAACCGGGTCTGGAACCGGATCATGACTGCTTTGGACGTAAAGGCATAGGCCATGCAGGCGCAATCGCTCACTTCGATGTCAACCGCTTCGCGCATCATCCGCCGCGAAACATTGTCGGATACGCTTGCTGCGATCAAGTCGATGGGCTTCACAACAGGTCAAATCACGATTTTGCCCGGGGGTTCTGTGCAAATTTCAATCAGTGAACCCGACCCCAAGCCAGTGGCGCGCTCTCCAGAGAGCCTGCTGGCTTGGCACGACGCTTATATTCAGGCGACAGTCGATGCCTATTATATTCCGGCGACAGTCGATGCCTAGACCCGCCCGATTTAAACAAAAAGATTTGGTACCGGCCATGCCTAGACCTGTGCGATTTACTCAAACGGATTATTACCGCGCCATGAAGGCGGCGGAGAAAGCGGGAATTGCCGAACACCGCATTTTGTTTAGACCAGATGGTGTTATCGAGGTTGTAACGGCCAAACCTGTTGCGCCGACATTCGACAACCCTTGGGATGAGGTTCTCTCCTAATGGCAAAGCGTCGCTACCTTCCTAAGTATGTTTCGGCCTATTTGGATCGCCATGGGAAGGAGCGCTTTCGTTATCGCCGTAAAGGCCAAGCCACCTATAGCTTTCAACATCTCCCGGGCACTGATCAATTTAATGCTGAACTTCGAGCATGTGAGGATTCCGTCG